GACGGACAAGACGGCGGCACTGCGCAAGCGGCTGCTGGCTGCGGAACTCTCTGCCATGGAGGACGCCTTCGCGGGCGAGTGACGCATGGCTAATGACGCCAAGATCGTCCTATCGGCGGAGGACCGGACCAAGGCTGCTTTCGAGAGTGCCAAGCGTGGGCTTGCGACCATCGAGCAGCGAGCAGAGGCGGCCAACTCCGGATTTGCCCGCTTCGGCGGCTTCCTTGGTGCTGGCTTTGCTGCCGGGACGTTCACCGCATTCGTGCGTGAGACGGTCAACGGCATCGACAAGCTCAACGACCTGAAGGACGCGACCGGCGCGAGCATCGAGAACCTCTCGGCGCTTGAGGATGTCGCCGCTCGTACTGGGACATCGTTCGAGAACATGTCCGGCACGGTGGTCAAGTTCAACCGTGTGCTATCCGAGTCGAAGCCTGGATCAGATACGGCCGCGATTCTCAAGAGCATCGGACTGAATGCGGAGGAGCTGAAGCGGATCGACCCTGCGGAGGCATTGCGGCAAACGGCGGTGGCGTTGGCTCGCTTTGCTGACGATGGCAACAAAGCCCGCATCGTGCAGGCGTTGTTCGGCAAGTCGATCCAAGAGGTTGCGCCGTTTTTGGCTGACCTAGCCAAGAAAAGCGAGCTTGTCGCGAAGGTGACGACGGCAGAGGCGGAGGCGGCAGAGAAATTCAACCAGCAACTCGCAGAGCTTTCGAAGAATAGCGTAGATGTGGCGCGTGCCATAACGGGGCCGCTTATCTCGTCCCTGAACAATGCAATCGAGCGATTCAGGAAGGCGCGCGAAGAAGGCAAGAGCCTTTTCGACATCTATCGCGACAACGTTAAGGCGTTCTATACGCCAAGCGACGCCGCTCAGATTCGCAATCTGACGCAGGACATTCAGACGCTGCAGGAGGCATTGAGTCGTCCCGGGCTTGACTCGAAAGCAAGGAAGCAGTTCGAAGGCGACTTGGCTGCGAAAAAGGCTGAACTGGCCGCAAAGCGAGCAGAGATTGCCGAGGCAAGGCGCGAGGCGCGCGACGAGCAGGCTAGTCGTCTGTCAGGCGCTGGAGAAAAGCCAACGCTGCCGCCCATCCCAGATAAGCCAAAGGCCGTTGGTGGGTCGGTGCCGAAGCCAGTGCGCATCACACCGAGCGACCCTCGTTTGTCGGATGCGGCGCTTGCTGCCGCCGAGGATGACCGCCTGCGCGCCGAGCAACTCGAAGAGATCGAGAAGGCCGCCGCATACGAGAAGGCTCTACAGGACGAGCAACTCAACGCAACGTCAGAGTACCTGCAGAAGCGGCACGAGGCCGAGCTGGACGCGGCGGAGAAGTTCAAAGAGACGACGCGCGAGATGAGCACGTTCGCCGATCAGGCGCAGCGCAACATCCAGGACGCGCTGGGCGACACGATCGTAGACGCGCTTGGCGGTGACTTCGACGACATCGGCAAGCGCTGGGGCGATCTGCTTAAGCGCATGGTTGCCGAGGCCATCGCGGCCGACATCGGAAACGCCATCTTCAAGAAGAGCGGATCGAGCGGCGGCAGCCAGCTCGGCGCCTTGCTCGGCGGAATCACATCGTTCTTCACGGGTCTGCCGAGTTTCGATGTCGGAACGCCTTTTGTGCCGCGCGACATGATCGCCAAGGTTCACAAGGGAGAGGCAATCATCCCGGCGTCGATGAACCGGCCGAGCGGCGGAAGCGCGCCCGTCATCAACGACAACAGAACGCTCTACATCGACGGCACTGCTGATGTCGCCAAGACGCAGCAGCAGACGGCGGAAATGCTCGCGGCCTATGACCGCAGCCTGTGGCAGCGCCTCAGGGCATCGGGGGTGTCGGCATGAGCGTCATCACGATGTCGGCGACGGTCGCCGGGCTGGTTGTCGATTGGGCGCCGGGGCAACTTCGCTTCGACACCATGGAGCGCAGCGACTCCACCGGAGACGAGGCTTCCCGCCTGCTGGCTCCGCCGCGTTGGTCGCAAAGCGTGACGTTTGGCGAGCACCGGACGCTAGCTGAGTCGGGGGCGATCGAGGCGTTCCTGCTGCAACTGCGCGGTGGCGTCAACGTGGCCGCCATCTACGACCCGATACGCACCGAGCCGACTGGCGGCATCACTGGCACCTTGAAGTTGGTCGGGGACGTTCCTGCCGGCGCGACATCGATGGTCCTTACTGGTGCTGACGTAAACGCGCTCGGGTTTGACCCGGGCGACATGTTCACGATCGGCAGCGGAGTCGGTACGAGCCATCACGCCAAGGTCGTCGCCGACGCGGATCCGTCAGGCTCTGGTGGGGCGTTCACCTGGACCGGGTTCACCTGGACCTCGTTCTCGTGGATCGACGCGAACTACATCACCGTCACCTTTGAGCCTCCGACGCGCAGAGCCTTCTCGCAGGGGACGGCTGTGACCATCGTCAAGCCGCTTGCGTACTACCGAATGCAAGGCGCTCCGCGTTGGAAGTACAGCACACAGGCCTACCGCCGTTCTGGTGGTGCAGCGGCCGATTTCGTAGAAACCTTTTCGGCCTGATGCCATGAGCGAAACCACACTCACCAGCCCATCGACCATCTCGCCGTTGCAGTCGATGCTGCACGAGAACTACTCGCTGCGCGAACTATGGACGACCCCGGCATATGGCGCCTTTGCGGGCTACACCGGATCGAACGTCAAGTTCACGGTTGATTCGAGCTACAACCTAGCGCTAGCTGCTGGGCTCTCGGTTGGCTCCAACGTCGGCGGCAGCGGTAGCACGGCGTTCTCGTACACCATTGGCGCGGACCCTCTTGCGACCGTCACTGCCGGCGGCTTCGTACAGGTCTACGGATCGACCCATGCCACGCTTCCTGGTGTAGTGACTCTCGGGAACAGCAGCACGACGCGGATGCGTCTCGACTCCAACGGAGACTTCCTTCAAGTCTCCTCCGGGAGCATCGGTTATGGCACTGGCAGCGGCGGCAGCGTCACGCAGACAACGAGCAAGTCAACCACCGTCACGCTGAACAAGCCATGCGGGCAGATCACGATGCACAACGCCGCTCTCGCCAGCGGCGCAACCGTTCAGTTCCTCCTGAGCAACACATTGATCGGTTTGAATGACACAACGATCACCCTAACTCAAAACGAGACGGTATCAGGGGCCAACTACAACATCTGGGGCGCCGTAGGCACCGATTACTGTCGAATCATGGTGAAGAACGTTTCTGGCGGCTCCCTCTCTGAGGCAGTCGTCATCAACTTCGCCATCAACAAAATCGCAACGTCGTGAGTCTCGGCCTAGACAGCGACGCAGAAGCCGCCGCCACATCGACGGCGCGTGGCTTTCATTGGCTGGTGGAACTGGAGTTCACCGGAGGCACGGTGTACTTCACGACCAGCGCAGTCGCCATTGATTGGAATGGGCACACCTACATCGCCAGCGGCGGCGGCGTGGAGGTGTCGGCCGTCTCTGCATCAGAGAACACGGCCGGCGAGAAGATCACATTGTCCATGCCGGTCGTGAACTCGGCGTTTCTCGCATCGACGCTGGACCCAGCGACCTACCGCGGGCGTGCCATTCGCCTGTACGGCCAGTTCATCGACTCCACGTTCAAGCCGGCAGGCGAGCCGAAGCTCAGTTGGCAGGGCTACATGGAGCCGGTGCGCATCGAGCGCAAGCCGTCGCAGGACGGCCCTAGCACGGGGCGAATCGTTCTGCCATGCACGCGCGCCGGGATGGCCCGTGCGCGCAACACGGATGGCCTACGACTGAGCGATGCCCAGCAGCAAGCTGAGTTCGCCGGGGACAAGTTCTATGAGTACATCCCCACGCTGCTCGACAAGCAGCAGCAGTGGCTGTCGAGGCGCTGGCAAGCCTCGTTTGAGTGATGGCCTCGCTCGCCGCCTATCTCGCCTCGTTCCCGGCGTTCGACTGGGAGCGCTCGAACTGCTGTCACTTCGTGGCCGGCTGGCTGCGTGCGAACGGGCAGCCCGACCCGATGGATGGACTCCCGGTGACGCCAGACCTTATGGCAACGCGCAGGCTGCTGCGTGAACTCGGCGGCTCGCTGCTCTCGGCCTGGACGCTGCGCCTTGGCCGTGAGCCGATCCCGGCTGCATTGGCGCAGACCGGAGACATCGTGCATATGAACCTGCCTGACGGCGCAGCGGTCGGCATCTGCAACGGCCGGCAGGCGGTGTTCCTCATGGCCGGCGGCGGATTCATGTTCGAGCCGATGGCGAAAGCCTCGCACGCCTGGAGGCTCACATGCGCCTGAAGCAGACCGCCATCGCTCTAGCGCTGGGCCTTGCGTCGGCGCCGGCCATGGCCGACCCGGTATCGGTCATTGCAACGATCGCGTACAGCGTAGGCGGCACAGCAGCCGCCATAGCGGCGACCTCGTTTGTTGTCTCATATGGCGCCTACATTGCCCTGGCCGCCTTTTCCATCACGCAGTCGGCGCGCTCCCGGAAGAAGGCCCGCAAGGCCGCAGCGGAAGCTCGAGCCCAACGAATCGCAAGCCTGCAGGACCGAAGCCACACGCTCCTGAGCGCGACGCCATCGTGGCGCGTCATCTACGGCCGCTGCATCACAGGCGGCGACGTGGTGGCGATGTTCACCAGCGATAAGACCGCGACGAATGAGGATGGCACCTCCTACACCCGGCCGGACGGCATAAAGCACCTGGTGGTTGAGATCGCTCACCACGAGTGCGAGGCGATTCACGAGATGTTCGTTCAGGGCACTCCCATCGGCCCGGTGGACGCAGACGGTTGGGCGACGGGTGGTGCCTTCTTCTCGACGCGCACGGAAACGCGCAAGGTAACGGTGCCGGCGGGCAGCTTCGTAGACGTGTCCGAGCCGGTCGTGAGCGTTCTCAACGGCTACTACTACGACGCATCGCTGTCGGATAACGTCAGCGTCACGCCGACACTGAGCAACGGCAATACCAGGATCACTAACCCGGACGGCACCAACGCAATCACGGTAGATTACACGGTTTCGTCGGGCCGCTCTGTCATCCGCTACAGCAAGCATCTCGGCACCGATTCGCAGACGGTTGACACCTACCTGAACAGCGTCAAGCCGACAGAGTGGACGGGCGCCCACCGTGGCCGCGGCCGGACATACGTGACCGTCACGATGGACCTGGATGACAAGCGCTTCCAGGGTGACCCCACGAGCTTCTTCACGTTCGATGTGTCCGGCCGCAAGGTCTACGACCCGCGCACCGGGTCAACGGCGTGGAGCGACAACCCCGCGCTGTGCATCCGGGACTGGCTGACGAACCAGTGGGGCTACAACGTCACCTCTGCGGACATCGACGACACCTACACGAACGCGGCAGCCAATGCCTGCGATGTGTCGATCACGCTGAACGACGGCAGCGGCGACTACACCGGCAAGACCTTCACTTGCAACGGTACGCTCACCACAGATCAATCCAAAGAGGCCGTGCTGGATGATCTTGAGGAGTCGATGGCCGGCAGTGTGGTCTACGGCGCCAAGTGGCAGATCATGGCCGGCGCGTGGACGGCGCCGGTAACTCTTCCGGGTGATCCTGGGTCGGATCGCATCGGCGTCAGCTTTACCGTTGGCGAGTCGATGATTGGGACAATCGCAGGTGGACTGACGGACGACGACCTTGATGGGCAAATCGACATCGTGCAGGCCGGCGCGCCGATGGACGAACTCATCAACGGCCTGCGCGGCACCTACATTCCATACACCGTGCCAGTGGGGACGGCCAGCGGCTACCAAGCCAACGGGGCGCATTCGGTCAACGCAGCGACCATCGCATTGGATTCTGGTTCTGGCACGATAGTTGCCGGCAACTCGGTCTCATTCGCTGGCGACGACAACCTGTATGAGGTGACGACAGGTATTGCTGGCGCTGGGTCAATCGTCATCCAGTCACCGGGCCTGCTCCGGGCGGTGGACGACAACGCCGCGGTCTCGGTCTACGCCACGCCCAAGGCGACGCCGGTTGACTTCCGCCCCCCATATCAGAACAGCACGTTCGTTTCGGACGATGGTGTGGAGTTGTGGTCCGACATCACGCTCCCATTCACCAACCGGCCGGCGCGCTGCCGCAACATAGCCCGCATCATGGTGGAGCGCAACCGCTCCTCCCTGGTGATCCGCTATCCGGCGAAGTTGCGGGCATGGCCGCTGCAGGTTGGCGACCGCATTACGGTCAACTCGGCGGAGTACGGCTTCGTTGACAAGGTATTCCGGGTCACGGACTGGAACTTCGGCTTGACCTCCCCGGTCTTGCTGACGCTGCAGGAGGATGCGGAGGAAATCTACGACCTGGCCGACGCGGCGACCGCCGATCCGACGCCCAACACGGCGTTGCCGAATCCCCGCAGCGTTTCTGCCTTGGCAGGCTTGGCGGCCTCCAGCAGCAGTTCCACCTCGCTGAAGTCGAACGCTGGCATCCTGGTGCCGCGCGTGTCGGTGACGTGGACGCGCACGACGGACCGCTACGTGATCGAAGGCGGACACATCGAGGTGATGTGGCGCGATGGGACCACTCCATGGGTGAGGCAGGACGAGCCAGGTGACGCGACCGGCGCCTACATCGTAGGGCCGAAGCATGGCGACAGGTTGGTCATCAAGGTCCGCGCCGTGAACGGGACGGACGACAAGGGTCCATGGTCTGTAATCGCCCACACGGTGAGCGGGGCGACCGCGATCGACACACCTCAGCTAGTTGATGAGGCTGCCACTGAGCTTGTCACCTACGTGAGTTCGGCCGGAACGCGGACGTTCACGAATACCGCCGCGGTGGAGTCGGTGGCCTTCACGACTCCGGCCCCCAACGGCTGCAAGGTTGTTGTCACGGCATTCCTAGAGGCGAGCGTAGACATCGCTGGTGGGGCTGGCAGCACTGGATACGCTGCCGGCTACCTTTCGCGCCTATCGATCTTCGACGGATCGATTGACACGTTCGGCGCGGCAGCGGCCTACCGAACTGACCGCACGCCGTACACGCTCCGTGGCGAGTTCGACTACACAGGATTCCCGAATCAAAATCTGTTTGTCCGCGTTAGACATAACGCCCCAAGCTCGCCGTCGGCGACGGTGACGTACCACGAGAACCCCCGCATCCTCATCGAGATGATAAAGAAATGACTTGGTACTTCTACCGCCTGCAGGATGGCGTGTTCACTGGTGGTTCGTACAGCGGCCCGGAGAGGATGCTTGCCCCGAACACGCCGGAAGGTTGCGCCGCATTGCCGCGCACGGCCGACCCGATTGCGACCCTCAGAGTGGATATCGAGACGGGCGAACTGGTGGCATACGAGCCGCCAGAGCCGAGCGAGGAAGCCATTGCGGCTAGCGCCAGAGCGACCCGCGACGGGAGGCTGAGGGATAGCGATTGGGTCGTAGTGCTGGCGTCCGAGCGAGCTCGTGCGATGCCAAAGGAGTGGGCGGACTACCGGCAGGCTCTGCGCGACGTTCCGCAGCAGCCAGGCTTCCCGTCCGCCATTCAGTGGCCCACGCCGCCGGAGAACTAGAGACAGGCGGGCGGGCGCGGAATCACGTTGCAACCGGTTGGCTGGATCGTGACCGATCGCGCCTCAAGCTGGTCGGGCTCTTCGATCTCCTGCCCATCGCCCCCACC